GTTCAGGTATTTGTGAATGGGGAATTGCTGAACCCTGTTGACGATTATACGATTTCTGGCACGACGTTGACGTTGTTTACGGCACCTGGTTTGCCAGTTGTTGCTGGTAATGAGAACGTCATTGTTTGGGGCGCGAGTGTTGTTGCGCAAGCTGCGGCTGCTGATGCGTCTGGGCATGAGAGCAACGCGAGTGGTTATGCTGATGAGGCGGAAGCGTGGGCCAGCAAGACGAATGGTATTGTTGAGAGTACTGATTATTCGTCAAAAGCGTGGGCGACAGGCGGTACTGGCGTAGATGGTGGCGACGGTTCTGCGAAAGATTGGGCTACTAAGACGACGGGTACTGTTGGCAATACGACGGAGTATTCGTCTAAGTATTGGGCGACATCTACGGATGTGGTGACTGTTTCGACGAATATAGCGGATGTGAACACAGTTGCTGGCGAAATTAGCCCGACGAACAACGTCGCAACGTTAGCTGGAATAGCGACAGACGTTTCTACGTTGGCTGACATCCAAGATGGGACGTTGGCAACAGGAGCGATTACGACAGTTGCTGGGATACACACGGCGGTGTCTACGGTTGCTGCGGATCAGACAGACATAGGTGTTGTGAGCGGGATTAGCGCTGATGTGCAGACATTGGCTGATCTGCAAGATGGTACTGTTGTTACGAATGGTTTGAGCGATCTGGCGGCGATTTCTGGCGACATAGCGACAGTTGCGGCGGATCAGGCGGATATAGGCGTCGTTTCGAGCAACATAGCGTCTGTGAACACAGTTGCGACCAATATCAATTCGGTGATTACAGTTGCGAACGACTTGACAGAAGCGATCAGTGAAGTCGAGACAGTTGCAAATGATTTGAACGAAACAACGAGCGAAATCGAGACAGTCGCAAATTCGATTACAAACGTTGATTTAGTTGGGACGAACATCACGGCTGTGACGAATGTGAGTTCGATTTCGACAGCTGTTGTGGGTGTAAACGCGATTTCGACGGAAGTTGTTGCGGTTTACAATAATGCGTCAAATATTAATGCAGTTGAGGCGAATGAAACCAATATTAATACATTGGCTAGCCTAAACACTGAAATTTCGGCACTTTATAATATCCGCACAAATATTACGTCTGTTGACGGAAATGCGACGAATATCAATGCAGTTGCCGCCAATCAGACGAATATAGATGCTGTAGCCGCCATAGACAGCGATGTGACGACAGTAAGCGGGATTTCGTCAGAAGTTGTGCAGACGGCGGCAAACTTTAGCGGGATCGCAGATTTTGCTGATACATATAAGGTTTCTGCGACACAGCCGTTGAACGCAATTGAGGGTACACTGTGGTTCGATACGACGAATGACATTATGAAAGTGTACGACGGATCAGCGTTCCAAAACGCTGGATCGTCTGTGAATGGTACTGTTGAAAGCCGCCAGTACACAGTTGGTACAAACAGCGGAACATATGCTGGATCGTTGACAACGTTCCCAGCGACATATGACTCAGGTTACATACATGTCTGGCTCAACGGCGTAAAGCTGTACGACGGCGTAGACTTTACAGCGACGGACGGCGCGAACGTAGTTCTTAATTCAGCCGCAACGAATGGTGATGTGGTTAGCATCGTTGCTTACGGCACTTTCTTACTTGCTGACCACTATAGCAGAACGGCAGTCGATGCATTGATCGATGACGTTGAAACTCTAGCACTAGCGGGAATCTAACAATGGCTATTAATACAAATACTGTGGAAGCAAACTTAACCACAAAATTAAACGCTACGTCAGGGACAACGGACGCGAAAGAGTTCTTGTTGCTGGGCAAGGCGGTTGAAGCACTAACACCAAGCGTGACTGTCCAAGATGTGATTGATCAAGGCGATACTGAGGTTGGTCGCGTACAGACAGAAGGAAATACGCAAGTTGCGGCAGTACAGGCAGCGGGTTCAGGATACCTGACAACAACAGCTGCGGCCTCAACATATGCTGCATTAGCGGGAGCAACGTTTACTGGCGCGGTTACAATACCTGATTTGACGGTAACTGGCACGACAACGACAGTAAACTCAACTGACCTGGTTGTGGCTGATAAGAACATCACGATTGCTTCTGGCGCGGCAGACGCGGCAGCGGCAAACGGTTCTGGCATTACGGTAGATGGGGCATCTGCAAACATCACCTATACATCTGCAACGGATACATGGGACTTCAATAAGGCGATCACAGGGACGTACACAAACCTACATCCAGAGGTAAATTCTGGCAACGTGGCTACGTCTGTGACAGTCGATATGACTAAACCGATGCATCACTTTACAATGACTGCAAATGGCGCATTTTCGGGCGTTAGTATAGCGGCGGGTCGCACTTCTATGATTGTTTTAGATCGTTCCGCGTCATCTTACACGCCGTCATGGAATACTGACATTAAGTGGCCCGATGCAACCGAACCCACATGGGCTGATTACCGTTACTGGATCGTGTCGATGACTTGCTTAAACAACACAACAATCCTGGCTGCGGCTTCTGGTTACACAGTGTAAGGGGGTAAGCTAATGAGTTTGCCAACAACATTTTTTATTGGTCGAGGCGCAGCTTCTGCGCCAGTTGGTGGGATACTTTTCTCAACAGTAGGCACTCACACATTCACTGTACCCGCAGGAGTCACATTTATTTCAATGGTGTTAATCGGGGGCGGCGGTGGAGCAAATACTTACCCAGATAACGGAAATAGAACAGGCGGCTCTGGCGGCGGCGGCGGCGGTCTTGGGTGGGTAAATAATCTACCTGTAAATAGTTCTAGCTACACCTTGACTGTTCCAGATGGTGGGAGGGGTGCGGTAGGCGGTTACGCAAGTTCTAACGTTAACGTCATTGGGCTTCAAAACTACGCTGAAAGCGGAGGTGACGCTATATTTAACGGGACTGCATACGCTTACGGCGGTAAGGGTGCAGGTAGGGTAAATCAGTATGATGGTGGTCATGGTGGCACTTATAACACTGGTGTTTGTAATGGCGGTGGCGCAGGTGGTGATGGCGGCGATAACTCTAACGTACAGTCTTGGTGGGCTTTCGGCGGCGGTGCTGCGGGATACACTGGTAACGGTGGTAGAGGTGGTGTCTGGCAAGCGGGTGGTGTTTATACGAATGGTGCTACTGCGGGTACAGGCGGCGGTGCAGGTGGTGCTGCCGATTGGTCGAGACAGAACGGTGTAGGGGTCTACGGACAAGGGGCATCAGGAGCAATAAACCAAGCAGGTTCTGGTGGTGTATCTGGAAATATTGGTTATTACGGCGGCGGTGCTTCCACACCAGGAACTACCATAGCAAACGCAATGAAAGGCGCACCTGGTGCAATCAGAATTATCTGGGGCGAAGGTAGAGCATTTCCTTCCACCAATGTTGACCTTGCATCGTCGATTGACGGTGAAACAACAGTTTAAGGAACCCACACCATGAGCAAAGCAAGATTACTAGCAGACCTAATGAGAGACAGCAAAATCAGCCTTGCTGAAGTATCTGGTGCTGCATCCACGGCTGACTTTAACGTCAACGAAAGCGATTACGAAAACCCCGTAACCAGCCTCAATCTAAAAGTAGAGGCACTTGAAGATGAAAACCTACTAGAACTAGGAGTTTAACATGCCTACTACTAACACAAACTTTTCTACGCTAATCACGGCGATAGACACAAAAGCGCAAAGCCTTGCAGCTTCCACGACAGACCCAAAAGACCTAGTGTATCTAGGCAAAGCTGTCGAAGCGTTGAACGTTGCCGACACTGTATCGTCTGTCATTTCAGAGGGTGACACACAAGTCGGGCTGGTTCAAACGGAGGGTTCAACACAAGTGGCTGCGGTTCAAGCGGCTGCAACAGGTTATGCTGCACTTGCTGGCGCGACATTCACAGGCGCAGTTACAATCCCTGATCTGACCGTTACAGGAACAACAACGACCATTTCATCTACAAACTTAGAAGTTTCTGATGCAAACATCACGGTTGCCAGCGGTGCTGCAACAAGCGCGGCTGCGGATGGTGCGGGTATCACAATCGATGGTGCGTCTGTAAACTTCCAGTATTCCGATAGCGGCAAGCACATGAGCCTGAA